TTACTGCTTACACTGTAAGAACGCCGCAAACTCCGCTCCCCAGAAGCTCATCCGTATTTCACACAGCGAACCGTGCAACATCCAGATGATGAGGATTGCCGTCACACAGAACGTGATGGCCGTAAGCGATTTTTGCGACATAGCACTTGCTCCTTTTCCGGAGAGGCGCTAACCTTTCACTTGTCAAGGTAATGCGGTTAGGGCCTCGGTTAAACAGAGATGTTTTCCGGGGCCTTTCCACATCTGGCCTTCGGGTATTCCCTCCGACCATCAGCCGAAAGGCACCCGCGCGTAATCTATCGCTTTTTTGTTGCTCCGGCAATTCTGCCTGTTAATTCTGAGGTAAAGGCAAACTCATCTGATTGTTTCCCCTGTGTGAAGCTGGCAGCTCATGCCACGGGATACCTTCTGAAGAGTGAACGCCGGAGGCGTGTTTCGATGTGAATTTATGGAAAGCTTCCAGTGTTGAGAAGCATACGCCGCATTCCAGATTGTTACACTGGTAATACTTTTGCCGCACGGTGTTTGAATCATTTTCCGGACGACTGGTGCGGATACGGGCAGATGCGCCACAAAGCGGACAACGGAACATAGCGACCTCCCTTAACGTAATGTTGGTGCCATTCTAAGTTGTACTGGTTCAGACTTTAACTGCCAATGAGTTTTGAGCAACAAACGAAAAATGATACGTCTAGCGAAGTGGTTAAAATTATCTATTAATAACGAATCACCTCTTCTGGATTAATGTCGGAAATGAGACTGCCGGTGCCACATCAATAGTCTCTTTCATGCGACACCTATCTCTATTTGATAATCAGTGCATTAAATGTAGTGAAGAGTATATTTCATCACTTCAAATAATAAAATAAATCACCTGTTATCACTATTTTAAGCTAATTGTTGCATCTCTTAAATAATATTTTTTCCCATCTGCAATGCTCTTAAGTACAGCTTGAATGCGAGTCGGATGCTTTGAAATATCTATGTTTTTAGCTTTATTTCTAACCTCATCTACATCAAGTATTTCCCCGAAATAATGTTCGTCAAAAATAACATAAGGGCCATTCGTTGAATCTCTACCAGTTTCACCAATAATTTCACACAATCTAATTATGCCATCTTCTGATAAGATGGAAGCAAGAAATTCTGATGTGAATTCAACAGAGATTCTCTTTAATTCGAAAAATATATTTGATTCTAGATGATAGTCAAAAAATATTTTTTTATTTAAAGCAATAGTAGCTGTTTCTTTGAAGGTATTCTCAAGTTCAACAATCTGATCTTTATTAATCTGTATATTACTTGAGTTTCGTACGTTGTATAGTACTTCTGCTCCAAGTGGCGCATTCTCATATCGACCAATAATTTTTTTTATTAGCTCATATTGCTCACTACTTTTAGATATAATTTTATCAGTGAGCCAATACATCCTTCTATAAGGATCTTCTCTAATGAGACCATAGTTTTTTTCTAATGAAGATTTTAACTCTTGAGAGAAAAGAAATCTATCATAAATGCACGTTAATATATTAAAACTATCAACTTTACAACAAGCGTCTGTATAAATATTCATCATTTCGAAAAATCTTTCCTCGGCATTTTGAGATAACACATCCTCAAGGAATTTTTCTCTATTAATTTTCCCTTCGATGAAAAGAAGAATGTCATGATCGGAAATATATCCTACTGGAGTTTTAAAATGAAGGGCAATATGAAGTCTTTGGGGGGCAGAAATTCTTCCTGCTGCATCTGAGTCAGATACATCATAAGGATAAGATTGATTGGGGCGTAGAAGAGGGAAAATATACTCTAATAGCCCCTGCATCAATGTACGTTCTCGTTGAGAAAAAATATTTAGTTTATTGCATCGTTCATGGCTATAATGCTCTATAATATCTTGATGTTTATTCATTAACAAATTATTGATGGTTAATCTATTCCCAATGTACGCTTCAGGAGTATTCTTTATATGCTCATAAATTAAATTTGATTTGGTTGCGATTAGAGATAAAGAAAAAAGATCTGAAGAACACACCTGACCTTTAATTTGCTCTAAAGTAAATCTCAAGTGGTTGAAAAACCTTTTCAACTCTCTTGGATTATTAATTAATTGCTTGAAATAATTATGGTAAATCCAATCTAATCTTTCTTGATCTTTTTCAAATTTATCAGTTAAAAAACTATCACCTAGTTTTTCAAACTCTGAATTTGCGATTTCATTCAGTCCTCTTTCTGAAATTACGGGAAGTGAAACTCGAAGTTGAACAATCTTATTAATATATTCTGACGGATTTATAATGTTATTTTTATCAAGCACAGAAATTAGGTAATTAGGATCAAATGCAAGTAAAAAAGAAGTGCCTGAGAAATTCGCAACAGCTTTGACTAACCGTAAAACTTGAAAAGCCTCAGAGGGTGTTAAACGATCAATATCATCAATTATTACAATTATAGGATGTTTTATTTTTTTTATCGCATTAGCCACTTGTTTTTTTCTATCTAAAAGATCAAGTTTTTTTAACTCAGCTATTTTTTTAGTAGCATGTCCAAAGCTTGAAAGAGATTTTTCTATGATAGATGCCCATGGTTCTGCTCCAGGGATAAGTTTAGCAGCACTAAAGAGGCTAGAGTATGCAATTAGCTCTTTTGATACTTTTAATGCAACTTTTGATTTGTCTTTAATATTTAGTTGTGAAGAAAACTGCAATAAAAAATCTTGAATCAAGGATTCAGGTTGGCCAGCCAACCATGGATTATATTCTATTATAATGGGTAAGGAGTCCTTTTCATTTAAGGCATTTTTTATAAGATTTATGACTGACGTTTTACCATATCCCCACTCAGCCTCTATAGATACAGTGAAACAATCATCGTCGTTATTTAATAGTAAAATATTTGCCAAATTATTTGCAAAAGTAAGTCTATTTAGTAAGTCTGGATCATTTTGACCGCCTAGTATAGGTTGGTCATTATGATATGCTCTCATTTTTAAACTCATCCATTTAAATAAAGCAATCATAGAGATGTTGCTATTAATATTATAATATAGCCACAAAAAAACTCAAAATTTGCATATTGAGCATAAACACATAACATCTAAGCAACGCTGAAAATTTATAACGAAAATCACCTAAAAAAACAAGTCTGTTATGCAAAGCTCATCGTGGCAGGTATGGCTTTGAGCACACTCGGTCAACTATCTCTATTGATACTGAGTGGGGATTTGACAAATCACTATTTGACTGAGCTTTTCGGGGAGATAAACACATAGCGCTGTCATAAATTTTCGCTCTTGGTGCAGAAGTGACTGGCAGATCAGGTTTACTCTGTGTCGTAAGTGTTCCGCCCATGTTTAATCTAATGTATCAAAATTGCTCACTCTGTTTCTGCTATCCATTCTGGGATTTTTGCTTCAAGCTCAAGCTGCGTGGTAAAGCCGCTGTTATCAATGGTGTGCTCGGTTTTCGCAATAATCCAGTCCTGATTATCAATCTCGCTTTTAAATCCTGTTACCGTGCCATGCATTTCGGGGTAGAGTTCTGCGCGTCCACGTGCCAGCATGATGGAGAATGATGCGGCTCCGCGTTGTAGCTGCTGCCACTTTGCCGCCGCTGCGCGTCTTGCTGCCTGCTCGTTCTGATAAGTCTTGCGTAACACAAACACATTGCCTTCCGCGCCTTCCATATAATCACCTTCACGGCTGCTGCTTTTCTCCTTTTTGGGTTTTGGCGGTTTGCGGCGTTTCACGCTGACTTTTTTCTTTTTCCCGTAATTAAGATCAAGCCAGTAGGCGCGTACACCCGTATACGCCTCGCGGTCAGCAATGCGGAACTGATGGCGATCGCCGCTGCTGCGTGTGATGGCAAACGATGGCAATGGTTTTCCCTGCGCGTTCACGCCACCACCTGGCATAATGAATAACAGATTACCGCTTTTTACCGTGGTGATTGCGCCCAGCATTTCCGCCATGCGTGTAAGGAAGGACATGTCGCTTTCTTCGGTCTGGTCGGCGTGGTCGATTTCGATATCCATCAGCATTTCGCTGATTTGCGGTTTCAGGCCGTATCGGTGAGCAATTGCAGACACCACGCGTTCAACGGTCACATCATGCCAGGATACTTCGCGCTTGACGTTAAATTCATCCCGAAAATCTGCGCTTCTGGCTGAAATGGTCAGTCTGTCGGGCGGTCCTTCATGAGCAATTTCATCAACAATGTAAGTGCCTTTTTCTGTCAGCGGTTCGCCTTTCCAGCCAATGAGAACCGTCAGGCGAGCTCCCCGTGGCGGCAACTGCAACTGACCATCAGCATCATCCAGCGTGATGGTGAGCTGGTCTGCTTCAAATCCCCGGTTGTCGGTCAGTGACAGGCTCATCAGGCGTTCTGCCACACCGGATAGCGTTTTCCCCTCCGCGAGAATATCAAAATCAGGCATCTTCACGGGGTCAGTACTCTGGTTGAACAGTTGCATGGTGGTGTCAATCATCGGCTCCCTCCCTGTGCAGCATGGTCGCATGTGTGTGCGGGCGGGGTTACTGCTTTTTGTTGTCGCCGGGCGGCAAGAACGGCGCAGGGATGAGATTGCGCGCGTGGTGGGTGATGATTGTTGCCGAATCATTTAACGGATACAAGGGGCTGGAACTATGAGTGAAACTCGCTTTCATGGCGCCCGCGTTACGGAAAGTACCGACCTGGTAACAGCAATTAACGACGTTGATTCCAGCGTTATCGGTATCGTGGCAACGGCGGACGATGCGGACGCGAAGCTGTTCCCGCTGAACAAGCCTGCATTAGTGATCCGCGTCAATGACGTGCTGGGAAAATGCGGGACAACGGGGACGCTGTACCGTGCGCTGAAACCCATTGCAGACCAGGTGAGCACAAAGGTGATCGTCGTTCGCGTGGCTGAACACAAAGAAGAAGACGGAAAAACACAGGATCAACTGGTTATCGGTGGTTCTGAATCCGACGGCAGCTATACGGGGATGTATGCGCTGCTTGTTGCAGAGCAGGATGAAAGCATCGGATACCGTCCGCGTATTCTGGCCGCGCCGGGGCTGGACACGGAGGCGGTGACAAAATCCCTGTGCGTGATTGCAGGTAAACTGCGCGCGTTTGTGTATGCCTCCTGTCATGGCTGTAACACGATGGCTGAAGCCATTGCATACCGTGAAAAATTCAACGAACGCGAGCTGATGCTCCTGTGGCCGGACTTCATCGCTTACAACCCGAAAAGTGGCGAGAATGAGGTTTTCCCCGCGCCAGCCTATGCGTGCGGCCTTCGTGCGTACATTGACCATGAGCAGGGCTGGCACAAATCGCTGTCCAACGTTCCGGTCAAAAATGTGCTGGGGATGTCCAGGCATGTGTTCTGGTCGTTGCAGGCTGATGACAGCGATGCCAACAGCCTCAACAACAAAGAAATCACAACCATCATTCGCCGCAACGGGTTCCGCTTCTGGGGCAACCGCACACCGGAAACGAACGCCTACATCTTTGAGGTGTATACCCGAACCGCACAGGTGCTGGCTGATTCAATTGCGGAAGCGCAGTTTGAAACCATCGACAGTCCACTGACGCCCGCGAACGTGAAGGACGTCATCAGTGCCATCAGGGCAAAACTGGATTCGCTGGTTACTGCCGGGAAACTGATTGGCGCATCGTGCTGGTATGACATCGTGGATAACAGCACCACAGAATTACGACAGGGGCGCGTGCGTATTCGCTATAAATATACGCCCGTTCCTCCGCTGGAAGATATGGAGCTTTACCAGGCGTTCACTGATGAGTTCTTTGGTCCTGCATTTGCAGTGCTTGGAGGTGCTTAATGGCCGTACCAAAACATCTTCGTTTTTTTACGCTGTTTGTGGATGGTGAAAATGAAGTGGGTAAGGTGACGTCTGTCACCCCGCCTAAACTGACGCGTAAAACCGACAGCTATCGTGGTGGTGGCATGATGGGGGCGGTGAGTATCGACCTCGGCCTGGACGATTCCGCGCTTGATGCGAGTTTTGTCATGGGGGGCGCCGTTCGTGCGCTGTTCCTTAAATATGGCGGAACAATGGACGGCACGCTGCTGCGTTTTGCGGGTGAATACTACACCGATGCAGAAAGCGACCTGTATGAAATCGAGATGCGCGGGCGTGTGACGGAAATTGATATGGGGGAGGCCAAACAGGGCGAAGCCACGTCACACACTTACGCTGTCAAAAACACCTACTACAAGCTGAGTATTAACGATCGTCCGGTGTGGGAAATTGACCTGGTGAACCACATCTACCGGAAGGATGGCAAGGACATTGTACCCGACCGCATCCGCTCCGCGCTTGGGCTCGGCTGATAAGTAATATGCAGGCGGCGCAGTGCGTCGCCTCTGACTGAAAGGAGTTTTCTGATGAAAGAGACGAAAAATACCAATACTGAAAACGCTGTGGTGGTTGCTGATACTGCGAAAGAAACCAGCGAGCGCGGCGTAAAACTTACCCAGCCAATTGAGCGAGGCGACGAAAAAATCACTTATGTGGAGATTACCGGGGCTATTGAGCAGGCTGGATCCCTGCGTGGTCTGTCGCTGTCTGATGTGCTGAATCTGAAAGCGGAATCCATGTTTACGCTGTTGTCACGCGTGACATCACCGCGACTGGATGAAGTGACGATCAAAAAAATGGCATCCCGTGACTTTATTCAGTTATGTGTGGTTGCCGTAAATTTTTTGAGCGGTGCGGACTCTGGCGGGAAGAACGAACAGGCGACGGAAGCCTGATCACGGTTGTGTGCTTTGAGCACATAGAAGACTTTGTGGCGGATATTGCCGCCATTTTTAACTGGTCGCCCGCCGAAATCTTCATGATGACGCCCGGCGAAGTGGTTAGCTGGCGTGAGCGGGCGGCACTTCGCAGCGGGAATGCAGACAATGAAGACTCTTGATATCCGGGTCGCTTTCAGCGCCGTTGACAGGCTGACCCGGCCTGCCGAAAACGCCCGCCGCCTGATGGGGCAGTTTGGTGACTCCATCCAGCGAACGCAGGGGGCGATCAAAAATCTCGAGCGTCAGGCGCGTTCATTTGAGCGCGCCCGCGACGCTGTCAGTAAAGCGGATGCGGGTATCGTGAAAGCACGACGCCAGCTTAACGCCCTTAATCAGTTACAACGCACGGGTACAGTGCTCAGCGAAAAACAACAAAAGCTGATGCAGCAGTTAAGCACCCGGCTTGAACGCTTGAATGAATCGCGCACACGGGAAATTCAGAAAATGCGGGAACTTGGCGGAGAGTTGAAACGCCACGGCATTTCCCTGACAGGCAGCGATAACACCATCCAGCAGGCCATCAGACGCACCGAACAGTACAACAACCAGCTTGAACGCGAACGGCAGGCGCTTGCGCGTGTAACGCGGGCGCGTGAGCGGTATTCGCGCGCGCAGGAAACCGCGGGAAAACTGAAAACAGGTGGTGCGCTGGCAATTGGTGCGGCAGCGGCGGGCGGCTATGCTGCCGGGCGTTTTTTGCAGCCTGCGATCGGGTTCGGCAAAGAGATGTCCCGCGTTCAGGCACTGACGCGAATCGACAAAAACAGCCCGCAGTTTAAGGCGCTGCGTGAGCAGGCGTTAAAACTTGGCTCTGAAACACAGTTTACTGCGAGTGATGCCGCCAGTGGGCAGAGCTTTCTGGCAATGGCTGGTTTTACTCCGCAGGCCATTCAGGCCGCATTGCCCGGTGTTCTTAATATGGCGCTGGCAGGTGGCGTCGAACTCGGCGAGACGGCTGATATAGGCTCCAATATCCTCACACAGTTCAACCTGACAGCCGATCAAATGGACCGGGTGGGCGATACGCTGACAGCAGCATTTACCCGGACCAATACTGATTTACGCGCGCTGGGCGAAACCATGAAGTATACCGGTCCGGTTGCCGCAAAACTTGGTATCAGTCTTGAAGAAGCGGCGGCCATGGCCGGGATGCTTGCCAATAATGGTCTTCGCGGAAGCGATGCTGGCACGGCCATGCGCGCAAGTCTGTCCCGCCTTGCATCACCGCCAAAAGCTGCGGCTGATGCACTGAAAGAGCTGGGGGTGTCAGTTGCTGACGCCAGAGGCAAAATGCGCCCGATGGAGGATGTGCTGCTTGATCTCTATAAGGCGACACAAAAATACGGACAGGTGGACCAGGTCTCCTTCTTCAAGGACATCGCCGGAGAAGAGGCGTTCGTTGGTTTGCAGACGCTTGTTGCGGCGGCTGGTTCAGGAGAGCTGCAAAAACTGACCAGAGAATTGCAGGAGGCAAGGGGAGAGGCCGATCGCGTTGCAAAAGTAATGGCCGATAATCTTGATGGGGACCTGAAAAATCTCGACAGCGCATGGGAAGGTCTTCGTATTCGCATCAGTGATCTGGTTGACGGTCCGCTGCGTTCTGTCACGCAGTGGCTCACGCGGGTGCTTGAAAAAATCACCTCGCTGGCGCAGGCCCATCCGGTCCTGACGCGCCAGCTACTGATAGCAGGCGGTGCGTTGCTGGCAATGACTGCAACGATTGGCTCGTTGTCGCTGGTTATTGGGGTGCTTTACGGGAAGCTGGCCACCTTGCGTCTTGGTTTTGACATTCTTACCCGGTCAATGAATGTCGTCAGGGTGTTGCCTGCGCTATGGGGAATGGTGACGGGTTCCGTTTCTTTACTGGGAGGCGCGATCGGGGCGTTGTTCAGTCCGGTTGGTCTTATCGTGGCTGCGCTTGCCGGAGCTGCCGTTCTTATCTGGAAATACTGGGATCCCATCAGGGCATTTTTTGCCGGGGTGTTCAGCGGGATTATGGAAAGACTGACCCCGTTGCGTGAAACCTTTGAACGGTTTGGTCCTGTTTTTGACGCAATCGGAAGCGGGATCAGCCAGGTGTTTAACTGGTTTAAATCGCTGCTGTCACCGATGGAGTCCAGCAAGGAAACGCTGGATAAATGTACCAGTGCTGGCGAGATATTCGGTAACGTTCTTGGCGGTGCGTTACAACTTGTTCTGACACCTGCAAAAATGCTACTGGATACGCTGGCGTGGATACTTGAAAAACTTGGCGTCCTTCCGGATGAAGCGGAAAGGGCGCGCAAGAAAATCGAAGACGCACAGCGTGCGGCCATTCTTCAGGACAAGGTTGCCTTGCTTCAGGGGGACCTGGCGAAAATCAATCCGCCGAAGCCTGTGGAAAATGGCAATGGCACCGGAGGTGATAAACCCAAAGACAATAAACCGCTCACAGACAGCAATACCGGTACGCTGCGTAGACTCAGCAAAATTGCTGATAACACAGGTAAGCTGGTTGATGAGACGAAAAAACGCATTGGCCCCGGCGATATTGTCTTTAAGAACCTGCCCCGCGCACTTGCTGTTCGTGGGGAGTGGCAGGAGCGGAAGATTGCGCAGGTCAGTAAGCCTGCCCCCGCAATTAATATCACACCCGTGGTTCCGGCTCCGCTGCCTCCGGCGCTGGTCCCTGTTGTTGCGGCCAGCTCCCGCCCGGTGGCGGAGGCCATACGATCGCCAGTGGCATCAGTTCCTGCAACTTCCCGTAACCGGGAACCTGTTGCCTCCGGATTTGGCGGTGAAATTCATGTTCATCTGCATAACGTTGTTACACAAAATCCCCGTGAACTGGCGAAACTGGTCGGTGAAATGGTCAGGGCAGAAATGGAACGGCGCGCCCGTGCCGGGCGTGGCAGTTTTTGCGATAAAGATTGAGGAGTCATGGCCATGATGATGATCTACGGCATGTTTGTTTTTGAGCTGCGCACATTGCCGCATCAGCAGTTACAGCAAAACAAAAGCTGGCGGCATGTGAAAAATGAACGCGTTAACCGTTCAGCAAGCTGGCAGTATATCGGTGCAGGTGATGATCGCATCGTTCTTTCTGGTGTGCTTTATCCTGAAATTACAGGTGGCGAAGTGTCGCTGTCGCTGCTGACCACGCAGGCGTATACAGGACGCCCCTGGCCTCTTATTGATGGCGTCGGGCAGATTTACGGCATGTATGTCCTGACCGAAGCGAATACGACCCGTTCCGAGTTTGATCGCTACGGTAAAGCGAAAAAGATAGAATTTTCACTGACCCTTGAACGCTGTGATGAGGATTTGCGGGAGCGCCTGCAATCCTCATCGTTCAGCGATATGCTGTCCGGCTTCAAAGATAAGGTGACATCATCTCTTAACAGCGCGGGCAGTTCAGTTAAAGGGTTGTTCTGATTTAACACAAAAACCGCTAATGGTCAGATTAGCGGTTTTTTCTTTTGTTGAATCTTCTCGCTTGTCTGAAGTGGCTCGTATTGTGTCCTGACGAGAAAGAGCCGATAAACTAACATCATAACAATCGCGATCTGCTTTCGCATTCTGTCGTCAGGAACCCAAAATTTGTTTTCGTAAATCTGCATTATCTATTCTGGTTGTTTCACATAATAACTTGTATACTCCAATATTATCCATAACCACTAAGACTATTTTAAGTAAATTCAGGTTGAAGGATTCTAAGGAATAATTTCTATGTTAATAGTTTCTGTACTACGTTGCGGTAAGGATTTTACGCCAAAGCATGCACAATGGCTTCATAAACAATTTGGCTCAATGCCATCAGTCTGCTTAACGGATGCTGGATATATTGATGGAGTGGACACTGCGCCATTGTTATTTGATTGGCCTGGTTGGTGGTCAAAAATGGAATTGTTCAACCCCAATCATCCAGTAATTGGAAATCATGATATTTTATATTTTGATATTGATGTTGTTATTACAGGAAAATTAGATGCTTTTGCAAAGGCTAAAAACTTCACCATGCTTAGGGAGTTTAATCATCATGGGCGAGTTAATTCATCAATTATGATGATCCCAGTATCTGCAAAGCAAAAAATATGGGATGCCTTTACTGCCAATCCTGAGGAGATAATGCAAGAGTGTCGAACTGAAGATAAATGGGGAGATCAAGGGTTTATTGGTAGCATAACAAAACCTGATTTGTGGCAGGATATTATTCCTGGTGCAATTAAAAGTTATAAGTGCGATATAGCAACAAAATCAATGATTGGATATAACCCAGATCTCGCATCAAAATCAGCAACAGGAAAAATACCTAATGGTGTTTCGGTTGTATGCTTTCATGGTAGTCCGCGCCCTTGGCGTACTGGTTTTAAATGGGTTCCATCTTTATCGTTAAAAGACTCTCTCTATGGCAAAGTAAAAAATCTAAAATTAAAGATTAAGCGTTAATATAAGGGAGGACATCCTCCCTTATATCATGGTTGAATAGGCCAAACAGGATCAAAAATATCAACACGATTTAACTGTATTCGATAATTCTTCCAGGCGTTCAGTAACAATGCTTCTTCTTTCGTTGCAATCTCCAGATCTACAGCATCCAGAAGTGGCGCAATATGTTCATTAGCCAATTGCATCAGTCTGTTTTTTGTTTCTGCCGCTTCCCGTATCCGAAACAGTTTTTCTGCTTCTGCATCTTTCACCCAGGCTGTGCCGTTCCACTTCTGAAACTCCCCTTCCGGGGATAACCAGGTGACATGTTCCGGTAGCGGTCCGAGTTCAGAAATAAATAACGCATCCCCTGATGCCACGTCATAAACCGTTTTACCCCGATGGTCTTCAACGAGATGCCACGATACATCCTCACTGTTGAAAACAGCCACAAAGCCAGCCGGAATATCTGGCGGTGCAATATCGGTACTGTTTGCAGGCAGACCTGTATGAGGTGGGATGTATGCATCACCTTCACCAATAAATTCATTAGTTCCGGCCAGCAGATTATAAATTTTTATGGTCCGTGCTTGTTCACTCATTCTGAATGCCATTATGCAAGCCTCACAATATAATTAAATGCGATATTTTTGACGGTGTTTTCCGCGTTACCAGCGGCGTTAACGGTGATGGTGTGTCCATGCGCACCTAATGCCACAGTGTGCGCATGGGCACCAATACCAACTGTGTGGTTATGTTGACCAATATCGACGGTATGAGAATGCGCACCAGCACTGTCCGTTTGTGCCAGCGTCTGATAGTTCACTTTTGAACTATAGGTCCCCCCTAAATTCTGAAGATTAGTGCGAGCTAAAACTCCGCCATGAGTGTGTGCTCCTGTATTGTTTGTCGTTTTTGTGCCGTGATTAAACGTGCTGACCGTTTTTGTCCCGTAATCAAATGAGCTGGTCGTTTTAGTACCGAGGTCGGTATTTGACGCACTGGCACTGTGGGTGTGAGATTTGATGCCGTCCTGCTCCTGTGACAATACGGCGCGACCACTGGCGGGCTTGCCCTTAATCGTCCAGCCACGCATATCAGGGATCACGCCTGACGGATAAGCGGCTGCAAGCAGGGGATAGGCTGCTTTATCAAAAGATTGCCCCTGCATAATGGCATAGCCTGTAGGTACTGAATCAGAAGGCCACGGAATCGCCGCACCTACCGGGAATGAATCCTGCGGTGTCCAAGGTGTCCAGCCACCCGTTGAGTACTGGCTGCGGGTATAGCTTCTGGATGTGTTATACACATAGTAAATTTGTGTTATCCCGGCATTTTTAAGCACAACCAGTGTGCCTGCAAGGTTCTCCGGGTATTTCAACACTGCGCTTGTATTGGCATTCGCTGGCTGATGGTACAGCCCCGGCGTTTTGTAATTATCCAGATTCTGGTTTGCACCAATCTCAATACTCTGACCGTTAAAAATATCCTGCGATGTAACATTGACATCATTGTTCAGTGGCTTGCCATTAACCTTACGTTCTGAGGGCACACGCCCGTTTGCATTGTCATTAGCAGCTTTCACTGCTTTCGGCGTCGCGGCAAGCGTTTCAGAGTCACTGTTAGTGGCGCTGCTTAACTGGACAAGACCTTTTCGCGCTGTGGTGGCGTCCTGTGCGGTGTATTTGCCATTAGCAAGGTCATAGGCGGCCTTTACCGCCTTTGGCGTTGCCGCAAGCGTTTCAGAATCGCTGTTGGTGGCGCTACTGAGCTGGATAAGGCCTTTTCGCGCGGTGGTGGCATCCTGTGCAGTATATTTCCCGTTAGCAAGGTCATAGGCGGCCTTTACCGCCTTTGGCGTTGCTGCAAGCATTTCAGAATCGCTGTTGGTGGCGCTACTGAGTTGAACAAAGCCTTTTGCGGTCAGCGAGGCATCCGGGTGACGTCGTGACTGTTCATGCTCTTTTAGTTTGTCATCCACGTAATCCGCTGTGGCCATCACCATGGTGTTATCCACGGTAAGCGCCACGGTGGCCGTGCTGGATACAGTCAGGATGGTGCGAAATGTTTGCGCTCGCCCGGACCCTTCGGCAACGGTTGGCTTGTAACTTTCGGCAGTATTGCCCACCGCGATTAAATCGCCGTGCTCATCAAACACACCAATTTCCCGGATCCAGAATCCGCCCGTTTCAGGAGGAATAACCAGCTCTGCAATAATGCGGTTCTGATGTGTTGCGTCCAGGAAGACGCGATTAACAGTATGTCGCCACACCTCATGCACCAGACTGGTCTGCTTACTGTCTGGTGTGGGCAATGTACCGCCACCGTCGCCCACGGCCATATGAGTCAGGCGGACAGGCTTACCATCTGGCGCGGCTGCCTGAGCTAATTTTTTGGCACCAGTATCAGTGATAATGGTTTTAAATTTTCGTGTTGTGGTACTCATGCTTAATCGTCCGGATAAATGGTAATGACTTCACCGTCGTAAGTTGCTGCCGCCGCGAAAATATCTCCCGGGATCTCCTGAATGATATTCAGCCCTGTCATGTGGCGGCTGACCGGGCGGGCATCAGCAATCAACCGCTCCATTTCCAGATACATTTCCTCCGTCACGCCACTGTCCAGCGTGCCGACTTCAACGGTAAATGTTCCCGGTTCTCCGCCGAACTCCCACCACTCAGACACACGAATGAGGTACCCCAGCGGCTCAATGGCCCGGCGCAGTGCGCTGATGGTCCCTTTGTGTCGGTGTATCAGCCATGCATCACGAATCACCTGTCGCTTTGTCTCTTCCGGCCAGTTGCGATCCCAGCGGTCAACGGAAAACGCCCAGGCGAGATAAGGCAGCAGATGCACCGGGCATGTGTCCGGCGACCACAGCATGTTGAGGTCTACCGGAATGTCTGTAATGCGTGTTCCGACGGCTTCGGCACAACGCATGAAATTGCTGGCTGATGGTGGTAACAGTGAATTACTCATTGCGCCCTCCTTCGCTGATGGTGAATGACTCACAGCGCGCCGCCTGTATGTCGCTGATGGCCATATTCTGTGTGGGTTCGATTATCTCCACGCGTTGCACTCCGTGCACATGCAGTGCGGCAGCAATGGCGGACAACGCCACGTCCTGACCGATAAGCCCCTGTTCAGCCAGCCACTTCCTGAATGACGATTCCGCCGCGGCCAGAATAGGTTCGGATTCCGGGCCGGGGTAAAAGTACAGTTTTGCATTCAGCCGCCATGTCACGATTCTGGCGCTCTGTACGGTCAGGCGGTCGGCCACCGGGCGGGTATCCTCTGCATTCAGAACGGCGCGAACGGTATTAAGCAACGCCTCCGTTGCTGTGCCGTCGCCCTCAGTGGACAGGATGGAAACCGTCACACAGGCCGGAGACGGGCTGATGGCTCGCGCATCGCGCACCAGACCGCTGGCGCTGCGGGCAAAATACTCGTATGCGCCTGACGGGCCTGCAACACTCAGGCCGTCATATGCCCGCTGCGCCCGCAGCCTCAGCGAGGTGTCGCTCTCCATCACCGCGTCGGTGGTATCTGTTGCCGGAGTGATAATCAGGCGCTTTGTGTTCATATTGCCCGCGAGGTTGTCCAGGTTTGTCCCTGAACCGTGGCTTAACATGCAGGCGCGTGCGCCCTCGTTAACCCGCTGGCGTAACAGCATTTCACGAAACGACATGGTTTGAGCGATAACGTTCAGGGGTTCTGATTCCAGCTCCAGCGCGGCGGAGACGGCTTCACGCTGTTCGGCAGGATAGGACGCAATCATCATGGCCTTTGTGTCAGCCAGAATTGCCTCAAAGTCAGGCTCCGCGATGATGGCGGGTTCCGGTAACTGGGAAAGGTCAACAGCAGGCATGATTTACTCTCTCAGCGTGATGGTTAATTCAACATTCTGCATGGTCTGCATGACAGTGCCCGACAGCGTCACCCCGGCGCGGCCTCCCGCTTTCCAGACAACGTCGATGGCGTCCAGGGCAATGCGGGGTTCCCATCGTGTCAGCGCAATCACGGCAGCACTCATGCATTGCAGACGCGTGGTGTTATTCATGGGTTCGTCAATCAAATCAGGCACAAGGCTGCCATATTCCCGTCGCATAACCCGGCTGGCCAGCGGGGTGGTCAGGATGTCCCTGACTGACTGTTTCAGGTGCTCCATATCATTCAGGTTTCCCGTTCCGTCCGGGTTCATTCCTGTGTAGCGGGTTGTCACTGCGGGCCTCCTGTCGAATCGCTGCCACCTTTAACGCCACCGTGTTTATGCGTATGCACTGTGATGCCGTTTGAGGTGAAATCGCCGCCGCTGTGCGTGATATTGCCGCTCATCTTTCCCCCTTTTGTGACGTCAATCTCGGCTGTTTTCAGAAGGTTTGTGCACTCCACAACAGGCGTGTCCAGTGTCACGCTGACGGATGCCTGCAGACTGGCCGTTTTCATGCCGCCGGCGCTCAGTGCGCTTTTGTCAGCGTCATAACGAATCACTGCACCGTCCGGGGCTGTGATGACGATTTCTTTCAGGCTTTTGCCGGGGGCCGGACTGGCATCACTCCACAGGCTGCCGATTATCATGGCGGTTTCCGGATTGCCGCCGATGCAGGCAATTGCCACCTGTTCGCCGGGTGATGGCGGCAACCACACATTGAAGGCACCCGCGCGCGTGGTGTTCCAGCGCAGCCAGCCTGTTTCCAGTTCGCCGCTGCGAACGCGCACGCACCAGGATTCCTCATCAACTTCAGAGATGATCCCGGTGCGGATGATATTGCTCAGCAGTCGCATGAGTTCTGCGCTCACCGTACAGCCTCCGCAATCCGGCCCAGCACAGAGTTATAAATCAGGCGTTCATCTGCCGGGCTGATGCCCAACAGCTCACGTACCGGGTAATCGGTGAAAATGCCCGGCGCAACCTGATCGCGCTCACCGAACTGATGAACGCGTGCAATACGTGCGGCCACGCCGCTGTAACCCACCGTCACACCGGAAGCATCTGCACGGGCTTTCAGGTAGCGGGCGGTGCGCAGTTTTACGAACATGGGGACGCGCTTTGTGCTGTCCTGGTTGATGCGCCGGGTGCGTATTTCCAGAAAACGGTCGATGTCATCCCGGTAAAACGTGCGGATATTGTTTTTATCCTCATCCCACCCGGTAATGGTTCGCCCGTATTTCCCCGTGTCGTGATGCCAGTTTTTCAGCGTGCGTGCTTCGTTATTCCAGATAAAGCGAATGCGCTCCTGTATCCGGGTAACGCGGCGTCTGCGTGGTGTCCATGCGGTCCCGTCCGGCGCTTTCTGTGACCGGATGCGCGCCTGCTGGGCGCGGCGTAAATCCTGTGCCAGCTTTCTGGCGATGTTATTGATGGCCTGCTGATTCAGGCTGTCGCGGATGGCCTCAAAGGTTTCATCCGCGCGGGTGAATGCCTTATCCATCGCTTTCGTCCCACGTCACATCCTGGAATACATGTGACCAGTCGCCTTCGGAAGATGGCAGGCGGGGTTTTGGCTCCGGCAGGTGTTCTGCCTGTGGTGTGCCCTGACTGCTGCGCGTGACGCGAACGCGCTCCCGCAGGGGCAGTGTAAACAGGATGTCGGCGCTGTCATCGTCATTAATAACGGCAGAAAATTTGATGTCCTGATTACGCTCAGGGTTGAGCAACAACTGCGGCTGATTCTCCGACAACCATGCCAGCAGCGGCAGAGTCAGGTCGTCTAGCTCCCCGGCGTAATCCATGACAAACATCACCATCTGATAGCGGTAAGCAAACGAGGGAGTTTCTCCGGTCGTTTCAATGTTGCCGCTCTCCACGAAAATGGTGAATTTCTCCGGGTTGGCGTGACACCATCGACATGAACGGGTCATGGCTTCACGCAGGGAATCAGTTTTCAGCATGGCTGTTGTCCTCGTTGTTCAGTCGTTGCAGTCTGCGCTGCTCCAGTAATTCAATGGCCCGTTTATCCGCGTTACAGGTTTCCAGTGCATCCAGAAGGCGGTCGCCCCATATACCGAGGTTTCCCCAGGTGGGAGTATCAGGGAAGGGGGGAGGCGTTACCGGTATGGTCAGCGTCTGCGGTATAAGCCGGGCCGACGGCGCTGGCAGTGGCGCGTTCTGCGTGCCTGCGCAACCTGTCAGTAAAACGAGCGTCAGGCAAAGCGTGGGCGCATTCATCTTTTGCAATATCGTTGCGTAGCTGTTCACGTCTGGCCTCTCCATCCTGATTGCGTTGCTGATTTTCCACGCGGAGTTGCGCCAGCACCTGCTGCATATCCTGTACCCCGGTGCTGATGATATTCAGGGTGTCGACGGTACTTTTCAGGGCGCTGGCCTGCGCTTCGTTTCTGGCGTTCTCCCGGCCCAGCGACCACGACAGACGCATGGATGCTCCCCATGCGGCAATCAGAAGAAAAGCGACGCCCAGAGAAGTCCATAACCTCATGCCGCCACGCGTTCCTTTATCCAGCCGTAGACAAACGACTCGTTGGCTTCGCGTTTTTCCGCCAGTTCCAGATAGCGTTCACCCTGTGTACAGTTCAGTGCTGCTAACATCACCATCTCGCCGTCCCGACCGCGTTTGTCCAGATATGCACGCAATGCGTTAATCGTGCGTGGGCCAGTGCGTCCGTCCGTGTCCATATCGGGATACAGTTTCCCGCCCTGATTGAATGCGTTCAGCCAGCGCTGCAGCATTCTGGTTGCCACAGACGGCCCCATATTTACTCCGGTGTCACATAGTTCTGCGGCAATATCCGGGGACAGCTTCGCTATCTGATCAAGACGCGGTCCGTACCAGTAATCAGCTTCAAGGATTTCCAGTGCCTGTCCGCGCGTTAAATCACGCATATCGCCACGGTATCCGTGCGCCCGTGCCACCTTTTCAGTGATGCCCCATTTTGTCGGGCCGCCTTTGTCATCCGGGTGATTGACGTAGCCGCCTTCTTTGCCCAGAACGGCATCAAAAATTTCGTCTTTCGATTTCATTTCGTCACCCCTGTGAACAATTTTTAGTTAAGTCTGCGGCTTATTCATCCTCGCTTTTGGTTCTGCGATTAAAGGCCGCAATAACCTTGTCGCGTGCTTTCTCTGCGCCCATAAAACCGATTGATGCGCCGATAAACGTCACGGCATCTTCAGGAAAACCGAAGAAGCGCAACGACCCGGCCACGGCCATGGCAAGAACGCCGCACGCCAGCGATCCCGTTACGGTCTGAACCAGTGTTCGTCCGTCATAAAGACTCATCAGCGCGGAAATGCTGACCGCCGCGCCTACTGCATACACCGTTGGCAGGTGGTCAAGGAGCCACGCAATAACCTGCTCTGTGATCCCTGTTTGAATGGTGCTCACCGCTACTCTCCCCACAACTGAATCATTTCTCGTTTCTTCTTCTCCGGCTCCGGCATCTCCACTTCCTGCCCGGCGTTCAGAAATACCTGCTGACAGAGTCCGGGGTTGGCATCCATCACCTTTTCGGTGACGCCCTGCGTCGTGCCGTAGTACCGGAAACAGAGCGAATCCACGGTGTCGCCTGCTAGTGCCTTCACTTTCATCAGCACAGCTCCGCAAACATTCGTGGTCTTCCCAGAATGTCAGAGATGGCCCAGCTCACATCGCGCCACAGGTCCGCAGCCTGTGCGTCCAGTGCATCTGCCCGGCGCTCGCCCTTATCCGTTGTGTCCGCATCGCGGTAACGCTCCAGAATCAGGGCACGGGTGGCGGTGTAAACCGCATTGCGCCAGTGCCAGAGATTGACGCTTTCTCCGTTAATTAATGGCGCCGGGACATCGGCCAGTGTTTCGTGTCCGGCTGCCTGCTGTTCCTGCTGCCACGCTTCCAGCTCACGGGTAACGTGGGCCACCGCCCCGGTGGCGGTATGCAGCAGGCGGGAGGTGGTCACGCGGCCCGGCAGTCGTACCGCCAGACGCAGCTCACGCAGCACAATATCCGGCCAGAATGCCCCCGCAGAAATACGGGTATCGCCATCATCGGTATCAGTGATGTCATCCTCTGCGGGGCGGGTTTCGGTTCTGGCAACCATACTCATGGGGTTCACTCCTGAAAAAATCGGGCGGTGGGTGCGTGGTGTAAACGGTCACGGAGTCAAACCGGAACACCGCGCACGCCGCCCGCTGACGGGGTCAGTCGTTAACCGCGCTTCGCCTTCTGCGTCGCGGTGGTTTTTCGTGTTGCAGGCTTCCGCGTTGTCTTTTTACTTTTGCTGCTTTCGTCCTGCGCCTGCTGTGCGCTGGCAACTGGTGCGGCTGCGGAATCGGCTTTTTTCAGGGCGCGGGAAAGGGTTGCAATCTCGCGTTTCACACCTGCGTTCGGGTTCAGGTGCATCGCTTCGCGCAGCTGCTTCAGTGATAAGGCCATGTTGTCTGCATCGGTCAGACCACGACGGGCAAAGGCGCACGCCTTGCATAATTTGGCGCGCACTTCGTCCGGCATGTCCTGGTCGGTGACAATCTCCCGGAGGGTGTCCAGTGGTTCGATAAAGGCGGACAAATCCGCGTCGGCATCCGTCCCGGCCTGCGTCAGTACCGGATTGCAGATTTCTTCGGTCAGAACCGTGGCAGCAGTACGGCCAAAGTTATCCGGCATGATGAGGTTGTGACGGACCACATACGCACCAATACGCAGCGCCAGCGGAAGATCGCCGCAGTCAATCGCCCACACCATCAGCGTGGCAATCACTTCATCCTGCTGCCCGCCGTCAGCCTCCAGCGTTCCCTCAATCCAGCCGGAAAAATCCGGCAACAACTCTTTTTTGATGGCGGCTTTCGCGCTTCTGGCCTGTACGCCCTTAAGCCGGGCCTGTGCCAGACGCAGACGATACAGCACCTCTTCATGCGCGGTACGCGCAGCGTGGTCCACGCCTTCATTCGCCCGGCCCGCGCGCTGTGCCATCACGTTCTGCCAGTGTTGCTGTGCAGGAGTAATCATTTTTTCTCTCCGTTACAGGCGGGCA